GCAACTTCAAAACCAGTTAACTGCGCAAGAATTTTCATTTCTTCTATTTTTTGTTCACTGCTCATTTGCAATGCTTTTTGCATTATGGCAATTTGTATGAAGTAGTCTTCGTCGGCCCGGCTGAGGACTTCAAAAGGTTCCATGCCTAGCATTACTGCATAGGCACCGGTCTCAATTGATGGATGGTCCTCTAGGGCTTTTAAAAAGTTTCGTCAGCCTCGTTGTTCGCAATGTTGCTCCAGCGGAACAACTTGTTTGCAACGTCAATCATGTCGCCTTCTGTCAAGAACAGGGCGGAAACAACGTCTGTTGCACGCGTGGTTTCGAGTCCGAGCGCGTCTGCAAGTTCGTGGTCAAACTTAGTCCATGAACCATTTGGGTCATTAAGACGAAGCGACAACCTATTGTCGTGGTCACCGTCAACAACGGCGTAAATACCAACACATGAGTCAATAAGCATGTCGGCGTTGGCCAAATAAGACCAGTCACCGGTGTTCATCTTGCGACGCTTTTCAATGTTTGCGTTTAGTTTCGTTGCAGAAACTGGCTTGAAACGAACGTAGATTTCTGGCTCGTCCCAACGGGGAACCTTAATGTCCGTGTAAAGTTCGTTTACAATCTGTGTTCGGCGGTTGCGCAAAGACAGCAAGGGGGTCGAGGGCTCAATAGCACTCTCAACCACCCCTGCCGCTTCAACGCTAACCGTACCATTTCCCTCGTCAATTTTAAAATCAACCATGTTTTCCTCCAATGGTTAGTTGTATGTATTTATAATACTACGCTTGTCTAGGGTTTAGAAAGTTCCAAGCGTAGCGGAGCCAAAGCCCAACGAGGCGTTGGCGACGCTTGATGCGCTTACTGGGCTTGCAGCCGCAGTGCCTTCGGCAATTGATTCTACCGCTACGGTTACTTCCCACATACGAACAGCGTTGCTCTGAGAGTCAGTTCCGCCGTCCTTGATACCAATAAGACGACCTGCGTACTGACGGGGAGCACCGTAGGTGTTTCCGCCGTCGTCAAGAGGCTGAATGATTACGGTAACTTGAGTGTTACCGCACATGTTGTGAAGGTCAGCAATAGTAGCGTTGTCAACCTGGGTGTTGTATGCCTTGGTCAGAGTAATGTCTGAGTAGGTTGGGAGCGAGAGGTAAGTAACCTCTGGGCCCATTCCACCGGGACGGTGCTTGTTGACTGGGGCTGAAACGTCGCCACCTGCGAACTTGTCGAAAACAATGTTCGAGTTCGGAACGGCGGTCGGTGCCTTGTACGCGCTGGCAACAATGGTCATAGAAGCAAGAAATTGCTGCTCTGAACCGTAGAAGCCAAACGTATTACTTGTTGTGGTTGCCATTTAAATTCTCCTTAGGACTTTAAATTATTGAGGGAGTGACGCGTTTGGCGCGTACTTAACTACGTTGATTGTTACAAATTCGCCAAATGGTGACATCTTGAGATTAACCTGTGCGTTAATCTGACCAGCAGCGATGGTTGCGGGGGTGTTAACCTGCGTACCCGTGTTTACACCGAAGGCGTCGTTAGGAGTTGCACCGTAAAGGCTTCCACGAAGCCAGTAGTTCTGCAACTTACCGGCAATTGAACCAGCCAACTTAGCGAAGATGTGACCCTTACCGTCAATTTCCTGGAAGACGTAGCCTTCTGCGATTGCGTCAAGGTCGGTGACAACCTGCATACGGAAGCGAACGTTGTTCAGGAACTTCCAGCGGGGGTCAACTGCGAGTGAACGGTAACCGTACAGTGCAATTCCACCAGTGCTTGGTACGACACGAACAACGTTTACACCAGCGGCGTTGAGGTTTGCAAGGTCGGTCTGAGCGTATGTCTGAGAAACGCCTGATACGTAGTTTGCAGCACCGTTCAAAGCACCAGCGGCAGGAACGTTAGCGTCGTTTCCAACGTCGTTCTGAGCCATCTTTGCAGCAGCGAATGCCGAAGGAGCAACCGTGCGTGAGAAGACAATTCCTGAAGTGGCGCTTGGGTTGGTGTTTACAACACCAGGAACCGTAAGCCAAGGACCGAACATAGCACCGTAGGAAGCGTCCGTAGCGGCGTATGAAAGAGTGCTTGCAGCAGAAAGAATCGTTGAAGCAGTGGCAGTGTTAGGAGCGTCAACAAGTGCAACGCGGTTGAATGCCAAAGCGTGGTTCAGAAGGTCTTGCTGAGTAGTTGCGTCAGTTGAACCTGGGAATGAAACTTGTCCAGGGCCGTAGTTGGCGCTGAAAAGTGCAAGTGCGGCAGGAACGTCAGCGTTGGTAGTGGCAATGTCAGTTCCACCAGTCATGTAAACAGAAACCGTTGAACCTGCTGAAGGCAAAATGGTTGAACCTGAAATAGACGAAGCGGTTACAAACGAAAGGTAACCAGGAAGTGAGTTAACCCAGTTGATAACGTCTGAGTCAGTTGCAAGACCAGAAACGCTTGCTGAAACTTGACCGTTGTAGGTGATGTTGGCACTGTAAATGGTTGCGCCGTTTACGGTTGCACCGGTAATGTTGAGGATTACACCAGCAACACCAGAGTTGCTTGAGTTAGCCCAAGTACCCTTACCGTTTGCAGTAAGAAGGAACTTACCACCAGTGGTGCCTGAGGTTGCAGCAACGCCAGACGCAGTTGGTTGAACGCGACTTACAAAAGCCTGGATTCCACCTTCCTTGAAGTAAACGTCAAGCGCGTCGTAAAGAAGCGTGCTGTCAACGTTTGCCAAAGAGTAACGACCAGTGATGGTGCCGTTAACGATTTGACCGAAAACATTGGTGAAGTCGTTCATTGATTGAATTGGAACAACTACGCCAGCAGGACCAGCGCAGGTACCGAGTACAAACCAGGTGCCAGTTGCGCTGTTGGGCGAAGTGTTGGGTGATGCGGCGGTAACATTAATGCTTACGCCTGGGGCTTGATTAGCCATTAGAGTTCTCCTGTTTGGATTGTAGAAACAGTTTCCTGCGTCTTAGAGTTCTTGTTATTAGGGTTTATTTTCTTTGCTTCTTCCTTCGCCTCAGTTTCCTGAGCCTCCTGGATAAGACCTAAAAATCCCTCTGAGATGTACCTCTCAATGAGGGTTGTGTCATCTACGGAGTATTCAAACCCCGGTGACATTGGGCGCCCCTTGTCATCAAAGATAACGTGACGGGCTTGAACAATTACGTTCTTTTTGCTCATAATTCTTCCTCGATTATTTCAACGTTCACCGTCTCAACAGTCGGAACTTCTGAAGGCGGATTAGTTGAAGGTGTGGTGATAGCGCCAGTAGCGGCGTATTGCGGCGAAGGCACTCCACCATAGATATTCATGGTGTTTGATAGTGTTACGATAAAACGAACGTGAGCAATGCCAGTTGTACGACCACTACTGTGCTCGCCTTCCAGGTATTCCTCGCCGTCCCAAACGGTGTTTTCGGCGTATCCGCCTAGACCACGGTTCTGGATAATGCAAGCACGAATGCAGGTTGCGTAGGCCTGTGTCAATGCTTCTGTTTCTTGCCAATCTTTAGTACCGTATACATACACAAGTGCATCTACGTGGTAATAGGCACGAACTCCAGCCTGAAAAACCTCAGGCCTTCCCACTGTTCCCGGAACGCTAATAAGCACTGCGGCTTGAGCATTGCGGGGAAGCGTCCTAAAGTCAGGACGGTGGCGATATTCAAAAGGTACTTGCAGAACTTCACTGCCAAGTTTGCGATTAAATTCAGCGATGTACGCTGGAAACCATTTTTCCAGAGTGTTGTAAACCATCTCTTGGACAGAGTGACCGCCGTAGATGTCTCCGTAGGCGTCTCCTGCATAAGACAAATCCCAATCTGTCCACCACTCGCGTTTTGCCATTAGGATTTCCTCGTTCTAGGAGTTTTAAAAGTGTTAAGAACTGTGCTACGGTAAACTCCACCTTCGCCAAAATTCTGAACTCTTGTTATCGAACCAAACTTCTTGTCGCTAATTGTTGCCTTGCGACGAATTTGTGAACGGTCTTGACGAGCGTGCTTTCCAGCAGCGCGGTCCATAGGAGTATAAAATTCTTTTGCACGCTTTTTCTGCGCAACTCCGTCAAGAAGAAAGTATTCAACAATCTTTTTTGAAATTACCAAGAATTCCGGAGTAATAGTAACAAACTGTCGCTTGGGTGGAGGGTTTCCTCGTCCACCAATTCCGTTACCGTCTTGATGGAAGGCACCATAGTTTATGGCATTTGAGTAGTCTGCCGGTGCTCGGTTTGAAGGGTCAATAATTAAGTTCAAACCCTTGGAACCAAAAGGTTCAAATTGAGGGTCAACAGCAGCAGCAGCAAGATAACCGTGATTAACAAGCGGTTGATTCTTTTTGTTTCCGCCTTTGTTGGAACGCTCGGCAACAGTACTGGCAAAGTTATCGCCAACATCATTTTTGTATCCGGCGCTAATGGGCTTCCATTTGTCCGTAATTCCCCAGGCTGGAGCACTACCACCGTTTTTAAAACGGCTGGCTTCCATGAGGCTGAACTCTTCTGCAATCGTGTACAGTGCTGGCTCAGGGTCTTCAAGTCTTGCGGATATTAATTCAAGTTTGAATTTAATCTCATCCACACCGTCTTTTACACGTTTAATGTTGGCGCGTGGATTAGCGGCCATTAGCCTCGTACCCAGGGAGCGATAATGCTGTCAATCTGTTGGTCAATCTGGTCAAGGTTCATTTCACGGCGAGTCTGAGGCTCGAACTCAAGAATGATGAACTTTGCGGCCTGGAAAAGACAGGCACGGCGAAGAGAAGCGGGGATACCGTTTGTGTATCCACCGTCGTAAACAACCTGAATACGTGAGCCTTCAGGTGCGAATGTACCTAGGCGAATCCAAACGTGACCGTCAGTGACATCTGGACCACGGATTCCACCGTGTTCAAAGTCAATAGGTTGTTCGTCGCCGTAGGTGCGAAATAGTGTCATAGACTGAATGTTGTAAGTCCAGAGTTCCGGGTAAACCGGAGCGAATTGGTCAAGCCAGAAGTGGCGCACAAGTGTCGAAGCACCCAGCGCAATGGCTTGTGACATACCAAGTGAACCATAAATGTCCATAGGCATGTCTGCGTTATTCCCGTATTCAGCGGGGTCGATACCGAACAAACGCTCTTGAAAGATGTGGCCCGTAAACGGAGCCAGGCGACGACCTGTTCGGTCCTCTAAGTGCGTAGTTGCCTCAACCAAGATGTCTGCAAGCAGGGTTGGTTCGAGGTCAACTACTAACTCAGGGTAACGACGTTGAAGGTCGGCAACACTGGCAAGTGAAACGGGGTCGCTGTATTGTGACCCGTTATTTGCCATGTTGGTTATTCCTTCGTTGAACGGCGCTTAGTTGGAGAAGCCACTTCAAGGGCTTCTGCTACGTCAGCAGATACAGTCGTCTCTTCTTTAGGTTCCTTTGAAACGGTCTTCTTAGCGACCTTTTCAACCTTCTTGACTTCTGCTTCTATTTCAGTTTCAATCTTTTTTACTTCTTTAGTAACAACGTAGAAAAGTTCGCCAGGGATTGAAAGCAATTCATGTGCCAAACGAGGGTTTACCTCAATGGCGCCTTCGTCTCCGGCCTTTTCCCAGACCAGTCCGGCTGCGCCACCTGGTTCAGTCTTTGCTAGTAATACCATGGTTAAAACCTTTCAAATAAGAAATCCAGCGCGGCGGGCGGGGGAGGAACGAGGGAACCCGCCCGCCACACTGAAACTTGACTACCTATTAGTCAACTACAAACGATGGAGTGTAAGACGTGTTGGTTGGGAGGATTCCGCTACCAGCAGTCTTGTCCAAAGCAGAAGCAACGTTAGCCAGACGGCCAATGTACTTAGGCGCACGAACAGCAAGCGTGGTGTCCGCAACGAATGCGAATGGCAGGCTGTCAGGCGATGCAGTGGTTGGGAACACGTTGACTGCCTGCATCTCACGAACGTAAGGACGTACGATGTAGTTGGGGTCACGTGACATGAGGTAGATGCTCTGCTCACCGTTTGAGGTAAGTGGGTTCAGGCCAGAGTTGCTGTAGGCGTAAGCAGCCGTTGGCGAAGCCTGTGCGTTTGAACCGTTGTAAGCAATAAGCGTAGTACCGTTGTCGACAATCTTCGTCGTAGCCCAAACGTTTCCGGTTGAGTCGAGGAAGTTGGCGTCAACAATTCCGAGCAAGGTGTATGAGGTGTTGCCTGATGGCGAAGCACCGTTAGCACGGTATACCTTGTAGTGGGTTGGCTGTGCGCCTTCTGGACCGGTTGGGGTCGAGAATGACAGTGTAATTGCTGAAGTTGAAGCAGTTGCGTTGCAAGTAGCCGAAGCCTGGATTTCACCGTAACGAGCAATAACTGGAGCAACCTTGTATGAGTAGGCAGCGTTCAAAGTACCGGTACCAGTTGCGGAAGCAGTAACTGCGCCCA